TGTGTCGCGAAGCTGTGGGCTCCGCCACCGCGCCAGACGGTTTGCGAGTGGGCGCAAGAGAACTTCATCGTCACCACCGGCGCGAACAAAGGGCGCTTCCGGCCGGCTCCATATCAGGTCGAACCGATCAACGCGATCGGAAATCCGGCGATCAACGAGATCGTGATCATGTCTGCGACGCAGTTGCTGAAGACAATCACGATCCTGGTCGGGATCAGCTACGTCATCGCCCGCGACCCGGACCCGATCATGGTCGTGATGCCGCGCGACTCGGACGTCGGCAAGTTTTCGAAGTTCCGGCTGGCGCCGATGCTGCGCGAGATGCCAGCGTTGCGTGGGCTGGTCTCGGATCCCAAGTCGCGTAACTCCTCGACGACGATCGACACGAAGGATTTCCCGGGCGGTCCATTAATCATGACCGCCTCGGGCTCGCCGGCGAACCTGGCGGCGTACGCGATCCGGTACCTGTTCTGCGACGAGGTCGACAAGTATCCCAAGTCGTCGGGTGGTGAAGGTAACCCGATCGATGTGGCGAACAAGCGCACGGCGACGTTCCGCGGCCGGCGCAAGCGGATTCAGACCTGCTCACCGACCATCGCTCGTGAGTCGCAAATCGCCGCGGCGTACGCGGAGACGGACCAGCGCAAGTTCTGGGTGCCGTGCCCGGTCTGTGGCAAAGCGCAGGTCCTGGTCTGGCGGCAGGTCAAGTTCGAGAAGAAGTCCGACGATCTGAAGAAGCGCGCGGCGACGGCGCTGTACGAGTGCGAGCACTGCGGTGCGCTGTGGAACGATGTCCAGCGCTGGGCGGCCGTTGAGCGCGGCGAGTGGCGCGCGGACCGGCCATTTACCGGCGCGGCGGGCTTCTGGATCAGCGAGCTGTACTCGTCTTTCAAACCGCTCCGGGAACTGGTCTGGGACTTCCTGAAGGCGAAAGACAGTCCGGAGCGCCTGAAGGTATTCGTGAACACGAGTTTGGCCGAGGTCTGGGATGTGCCGGGCATGGCACCGGACTGGAAGCGGCTGTACGACCGTCGGGAAGGCTACGCCTACGGCAAGGTGCCGCATGGCGCATCGTTCCTTACCGCGTTTGTCGACGTCCAGGAGAATCCGCCACGGCTCGAGGTCGAGGTAAAAGCTTGGGGCAAGAACGGCGGAGAGAACTGGTCGATCTGGTATGAGGTGATCGCGCCGGAACGGCCGGGCCCGGGCGGACGCCCAGTGCGCTGCACGCCGGCGGATCCGGAGCCGTGGGAACGCCTGGCAGAGTTGCTCACCATGGACTGGCCCCACGCCGACGGCGGCACGCTGCCGATCTGGGTCTGCGGTGTGGACTCCGGCTACATGGCGGACACGGTCTATTCGTTCTGCCGGCAGTGGGCGCAGCCAGCATACGGACCGGCCGGCGCGGTGGTGCCGTCCTACCGGACGGTCGTGCCGACCAAGGGTGGCCATAATCCGTTCAAGATCATCGAGAACATCTCGTCAATCGATCAATCGAAACTCCGCGGCGGCCTGCGGATCGTAACGATCGGGACGCACTGCGTGAAGCAGGTTGTCTACGACTCGTTGGGCAAGGATAAGCCTCTCGACGAGCAGCCGTTCCCCAAGGGCTACTCGCACCACCCCAGCGCGTACGACGAGACGTACTTCCATGGTCTGACCGCTGAGACCAGGGTAGTGACCGATGCCGGCGCGATCGAGTGGCATGTGAACGGCCGCAACGAACCGCTGGATACGGCGGTGGGTAACCGGGCGATGTACGAGTTGTGCGGTGGCCAGCGGTTGAGCGATGCGGCATGGGAAGCGCTCGAGCAACAACGGCAGCAGTCTGCCGCGCCGGTGGTACTCCCGGGGCAAGCCGCGGCGCGCGTCCATGACCAGCGCGAAGAGAGCCGCACGGTGCGGCCGAAGTGGATGAGTTAAGCGATGGCATACACCCAGCAGGATTTAGACCGGATCGACAAGGAAATCGGCAGCGGCGCCGCGGAGCAGCAGTATGGCGACAACCGGGTGCGCAAACGGTCGCTCTCGGAGTTGTTGCGGATCCGCGCAGAGATCCAGGCGGCGTTGGCTGCACCGGATCCGACAATCCGCCAGGTGCGCTTTGAGACGAGGAAAGGAGTTTGAGGATGGTGGCGAAGCAGGCAGTGAAAAAGCAGGCAAAGAAGGCGGCACCGAATCCGGTACAGCCGCAGCAATCGGTACGAGAGCAGGAGCTACGAGGCCCCGTTCCTAACGCACCACCCCGGCCGGTGGTGCCGGCGCGTGCCGCGCGCATCACCCCACAGGTCGCACTCGAGGCGTTGCTGCTGAGCTGGCTGTGCCTCAGAGATTTTGCGATGTGGCCCTTCGTGCAGGGCGTCGATCCTGAAGCGCCTCTCGCGAACGTGGACCTTGCTGAGGTCGAGAACACGGTGCGCCAGATGAACACGATGCGCGACGCCGCGATGCACTTCGCGGAGCAGATCGCTGGCAAGAATGATCCGGCTGCCGTCGTGCGCGATGCCATCGCCAAGGTCCGCCGCGACCACGCTCCCGTTTTCTCGATGACCGTTCCCAGTATTCCTTCCGCTTTCTAAGCGACCAAGTCGCATACTATGGCCAAAGCAGCGCAGTTCACCGACATCTACCGCTCTGACGTGAGCGCACCTGCGCGTAGTGTGCCTTCCCTGGCGGCTGAGTATCAGGGCGGTTCCGGTGGCAGCGCACTGCCCTTCTATGACGCCTCGGGCTGGGGGCGCCGTACGCATGGATGGAATCCCGGCAATGCCGGGCCGAACACCATCGGGATTCAGACCATTGAGACGCTCCGCTCCCGGGCGCGCTTCACCTCGCGCAATGACCCGTGGGCGAGCAACGGCATCGCCTCGTTTGCCGCGAACGCGATCGGGACCGGCATCAAGCCGCAGTCCATGCACCCCGATAAAGGGGTCAAGGCGAAGATTCAGAAAGCCTGGCTGCGCTGGACCGACCAGTGCGACGCCCACAACGCCTGTGATTTCTATGGGCTCCAGACGCTGCTCTGCCGGGAAGTGATCGAGGGCGGCGAGTGCTTTGCGCGTCTGCGCCCACGCCGAAAGGATAGCGGCCTGCGCGTTCCGCTTCAGATTCAGCTCTTGGAATCGGAACTGCTTCCGACCTGGTACAACATCGATCGCCCGAACGGCAACAAGGTGCGCGAGGGCATCGAGTTGAACAAAGAACTCGCGCCGGCCGGTTACTGGTTCTTAAAGCAGCACCCGGGCGACACCATCCTCTGGCCGAACAATGCGGGCTTGCTGTTGCGAGTGGCGAGCCAGAACGTCGCGCACGTGTTTCAATCGCTGCGCACCGGGCAACTCCGCGGCGTGCCGTGGCTCGCGCCGGTGTTGCTGCGCATTCACGAGCTGAATCAGTTCGAGGACGCGGAGCTGGTCAAGCAGAAGGTCGCTGCCATGTTCGTGGCCGTCGTCAAGCAGATGACCGGCCAGGGCATGTTCAACGAGGTACCCGGCAAGCCCGGCGAGCCCACCGCTACTATCCCACTTGGTGTGGGCAACGCGATGATGGAGCCGGGCACGACGCAGTACCTGCGGATGAACGAGGACATTACGTTCTCGAGTCCTCCGCAGTTCAACTCGTTGCCCGAGTTCATGCGGGTGTACCTGCGCTCGATCGCGGCCGGCCTCGGCGTTACGTACGAGCAGCTCACCGGCGATCTGACGGGCGTGAACTACTCGAGCATCCGCGCCGGCCTGATCGAGTTCTGGCGGCGTTGCGAACAGTTCCAGCACCAAGTCATCATCTTCCGGTTTTGCCGGCCGGTCTGGGATGCCTGGATCCGCACGGCGCTGATTTCTGGCGAACTCGACTATTCCGACTACGCCAAGGATCCGCTGGCGTTCACGAGCGTGAAGTGGGTTCCGCCAGTGCGGCAGTGGGTGGATCCAGCCAAAGAGATCGGCGCCACGCTCGACGCCATCCGCGGCGGTCTGGGCTCTCGCGACACGTCTGCGAGCGCGCAGGGCTTCGACGTTGAGGAGATCGACAGCGAGAACGCCCGCGATCAGGAGCGCGCAGACAATCTGGGCCTGGTCTACGACTCCAACGCAAGGGACCGCTCCGCCGCGGGCATGCCCACCGGCGAGAGTCCTGCGCGCCCGGGCCAGAAGACGAAGGGCGTGCGCAGCGCGACACCGCAGCAACGGCTCGCGCTCGCCACTCCTGCCGGGCTCTACGCGGTGCTCGAGGAGATCGTGAGCCTGGAGCTGGACCGGAGAGCGGCGTAATGGCAGTTGAAGATCTCCGGAAAAACCAATGCGCTGGCCTCACAGGTGTGGCCATGCGTGTCTTCAACCAGCCCCTGGCCATCGCAGGCGACAAGTTGGACATCATTGTCCGCAACATCGTCCTGCCACGCCTCGGCGGAGATGTGGATGGCGCGCTCGTGGTCGACCAGGACAAGAGCGATCGCAAGCCGTACTCCGTAACGCCCGAGGGCATTGCGCTCCTTGATGTCAACGGCACGCTGGTGCGTAAGTCGTTCGGGCTGCGTCCGTGGAGTGGCATGACCAGCTACGAGTGGCTAAGTGGAGAACTCGCCACCGCGCTTGCGGATTCGGACGTGCGCGGGCTGCTGTTGTGCTGCGATTCGCCTGGCGGCGAGGTGGCGGGCTTGTTCGACGTCGTCGACGAGTTCTACGCGGCGCGCGGCCAGAAGCCGATCTTCGCATCCATCTGCGAACAGGCCTGCTCGGCGGCCTATGCTGTCGCGAGCGCAGCCGACAAGATCTACATTACGCGCACCGGCGCGGCTGGATCGGTAGGCATCGTTATGTGCCACGCCGATCAGTCGGACTACGACAAGAAGCAGGGCTTCAAGTACGAGTACATGTACTTTGGCGAGCACAAGATCGATGGCAATCCGCACCAGCCGTTGAGCGACGGTGCGCGCGCATCTGCCATGGCGGAGGGACGCCGGTGCTACGGAATGCTCACGCAGTCGGTGGCGCGTAATCGCGGGATGACGCTCAAGGCGGTCAAAGCGACTGAGGCTAGCGTGTTCTTTGCCGAACAGGCGATCAGCGCTGGTTTGGTGGATGAGATGGGAACCACCGACGTGGCTTGTGCAGCGCTGGTCGGCGAGATCGCCAGGCAGGCAGCGGGAAGCACGGCGGATTTTGAGGGCGAATCTCAGCGCGCTGCTGAACTCGCGATGGCACAGGTTTCGGAAGCGGGAGCGTCCGCTCCGAGTTCGACGAAGGGAGACACGATGAGCAGACCGAAAGTGGCGGGCGCAACGACATCGCCCGCAGCCGGAAAGACGAACGACGACGACGAGCCGAAGGGCGCCAAGGCGGGCAAAGGCGCGCCGGCGGCCGATGACGATGATGACGAAGACGAGATCGACGCTTCCGTCGATGGCGCGGACGACGACGATGACGACGGCGAAGGCGACGACGGCAAGGGTGACGGCGGCAAAGGCAAGGGCAAGCCTGGCAAGCGCCGCGGCGGTAAGAAGGGCGGCCATGCTGAGGCTTCTGCACCGGCGCCGGCGGCCGCCGCACCTGCGCAAGCCGGCATGGCAATGGCCGCGGAGATCGCGGACCTCTGCATTCTCGCCGGCATGCCCGGCATGACCGCGCAGTTCATCAAGGCCGGTCTGACGCCGCAACAGGCGCGGGAGAAGCTGATGGTCGCGCGGGCTGGCGGCGACCAGACCGAGATCGACCAGGCCATCAATGCCGATACCGGCACCCAGGTTCATGTTCCGGCCGCGGAGACCGGCGTCGTGAAGAAGTGCAAGGCGATGGCCGCGCGCATGAACGCGCAGAGAGGGAGGGCGTAACAGATGTCCGTTCAGGTTCAGTCTTTCAACCAAGGCGACTGGCTCAAGTTCGAGCACGTGGATCATCGCTTCAGCCGCGATCAGGTTGTGCTCGCCGCGGGCCAGTCCAACGTTCTGACCGGCACTGTGCTGGGTCAGAAAACGGCCGGCGCAGACCTCTTCGAGGTCGTGCCTAACGGGAGGAACACGGGGCATGGTGTTCTGACCATGGATCCGACCACGCCTATCCTGGCCGGCGCGCTGCCCGGTGTCTACACCGCGACTTGCACCGTTGCTGCTGCTGGCGCCGGCACTTTCCAGGTGACTGCTCCCGGTGGCGCTGTTCTCGGAACGGTGACTGTGGGCAGTGCTGCGTTCGCGACTCAGATCAAGTTCACGATCGCGGACGGCGCTCCGGACTTCGTGGTCGGCGACCAGTTCTCGATCGAGCTCGGCCCGGTTTCTCCGGCCACTGTGGTGCCGCTGAACCTGGCAGCCTCGGACGGAACGCAGAACGCCGCAGGCATCCTCCTGTTCACGACCGACGCGACGTCCGGCGCGGTGAAGACCACGATGATTGCCAGCGAGGCGGTCCTCTCTTTGTTCGGTCTGACCTGGCCGGCCGGAATCACCCAGGCGCAGCAGGACGCTGCCGTGGCGCAACTCGCCGCGAAAGGAATCCAGGTCCGGCAGAGCGCGTAACGCCGCC